ATTTTCTGTAATGCGTTTTGTTTAGCCATTACTTTTTCTTTCTAGGCTTATATTTTTTAACAGCTTGTGAAATAAAGATGTTTTTATATAAAGAAACTTTTTTACCAAACTTCTTATCAGCTTTTTTTTTAGCTGATTTATATGCTTTAGACTTCTTGTTAAAAGATTTTGGTTTCCCTAATTTCTTTGGTCTAGCTTTGGCATATATAGGTTTCTTCATAGCCATTAGTATTTTTTCTTTCTTTTTTTCATAGCTGAATCTTTCATCAGTTTGCCATTTGGCATTCTATGATAACCTTTAGGAACTTTTTTAGTTTTAGTTTTTTTAGCCATATTAATTACTCATCTTTCCACCAGACCATTTTGCGTCTGGTAATCCATTATTATATGATTTTCCATCAAATGTTAAGACTTGTTTTCTATTTGAGCCATCTTTATATGAAACATGAATCCAACCACTATTTGCTTCGCCTGTATAATATTCTAAAATTAATTGGTCAAAGTCGCAATGATTCTGAATCCATAAAGCTACTTCAAGATTAGATACACCAGCTATTTCAAAATCTGCTGCTGCCGAACCATTAGCACAAGTATGCTGTGAATTTTCTGAACTACCAATGGCTAGACAAAGTTCTTTACTACGATAGCCACTTGTTATTGTAACTGGTTTATCAAACTTTACTCTTACTGGCTCTAGTATTTCATAACAAAGATCGCCTAGAGTTTTAATCTCTCCACTACCAGCTTTATTAGTTATTCCTTTTCTAGTAGCAGTTTGTGACTTTTCAAATTCTTCTAATGTAAAATGTTTGGAAAGCTGCATTAAAATCTTCCAATTATTATATTATTAAGCTGTATAATTATTACCAGCAACGATAGCTGCATTAACTGCTGTCATACTTTCGCTACCCCAATCATCTTCAGCAACCATTAACTCTAGGTGTTCAACATTTCTATCAACTGCTGATTGTTTATCTTCTGCTGTATCATCTGCCATTGAATCTCCAGCAATTACATCTGTAATTATAGTAACGCTATGACCCATAGCTGTATAGTCTTGTGCTTTTTCTTCTGTTGTTCTTGCCATTTTATTTACCTATTGTTGTTGTTATTTTTTTGTATTCATCAAGAATTAATCTAGGTTCTACCATATTGTTTCTTGGGTCGCTATCATAAAATTTAGACTCATTCCATTGATCTTTCATATGAAATTGTAGGTTTTTATTATGAGAATAACCAAACTGTGTCCAACGTGTTGAACCCCAAACAACTACTCCAGCTTTATTTGCTGACGGTGAGAAGTGATTTAAGCAACTATCAATAGCTACAAATCCTGTCGCATCTTTCATCATTTCATGTATCTGTGTCCAATGTAAATCACACTTAATAGTATCATTGTAACTAGGCTCATTAGGTAAAGTGCAATCAATAATAGTTGTATCTTTATATTCTTCTCTCAACATATTAACTACTTGTTGAGCAAGATAAGGTTGATAGTTTCTATTTGGATTTAAATTTGTGTATTGATTACTAGCATTAAAACCCATTTGAGGTTGTCCACCAGAAAATTGAATTAATAAATATTTACCTATCTCATTTTTAGTTAGCCATTCTTTGACACTATCTTTATGATGCTTTGTGTATAATTTAGGCAACATAGATTTATCATATTCAACACCATGATGTTCACAATAGCTTTCAATTATATGTTGTTTGCCAAACTGAAAATTAGATTTGTAAGGCTCACAGTAAAATATATTATCTGATGCCATTATCCTTGCGTCTTGCAAAGGAAGTGTTTGTTCTAAAACTAATTTAACATCTGGATTACTTGCAAAGCAACCAATGTAAGGTGTGTATATTTGAACTTCTGATTTTTCTTTTAGTTTAGGAATTAATGCAGTAAATGCAGTACACTTACCAACACCTCCCTCTACAACATATGTGTTTAACATTTAACCTTCTAAAGTTTCTATTCTTGTTTTAAGTTCTTTGATTGCGTTGATTAAATAAAAAGTTAATTTTTCTGGGTTAAATGTTTTAACTCCTGAACTTTGAGTAGTAACCATTTCTGGAAATATAGCTTCTATTTCTTGTGCAATAACTCCAACTTGAACTCCAGATTTATTTACATAAGCTGTTTCAACATTTTCAAAATCTGTAACCTCATCTTTAGTTCTGTATTCAAAATTTCTAACTTGTATTTGATTAAGTTGATTTAAACCTGTGTTGTTATTAACAATATTTTTCTTAATTCTTCTATCAGAAGTTTGTGTCCATGCTGTAGAATTTGCAGTGTTAAATACTCCATTAGCAACATTTGATACAAACATAGTTGCACTACCTTTACCTGTACCACCATGACCTATAACAAGTTCAAATATACTTGTTGCAGCAGAAGGGTCAGTACCATGACCAATCATTGTGTTGTAGCAACCTGTTGTTATACCATTTCCTGCACTATCACCAAGTGCTGTATTAACTTGACCAACTCCTGTAACTGAACTTAAAGCACCAGAACCAACTGCTGTATTAGCTTGACCTGTTGTGGCAGAATGTAAAGCACAAGAACCAACTGCTGTATTGTCTGATGCTGTTGTATTATTACATAAACTTTCAACACCAATTGCTGTATTAGAATGACCTGTTGTGTTCACAACCATAGCTTTCATACCAACTGCTACATTATTAGCTGCTGTTGTGGTACTAGCTCCATTATTTTCACCTATAAATGTATTATTTGCTCCTGTTGTAATAGATGTTCCAGCTTCTCTACCCACAGCTACATTTCCTGAAGCTGTTGTATTTTTACATAAAGCACCACAACCTATTGCAACATTACCAGCACCTGTAGTATTGTCCTTTAAAGCATTAATACCTACTGCAACATTGTTAGCACCAGTTGTAGTAACCCTCATAGCATTATTACCAACTGCTGTATTTTTACCTGCTGTAGTTGCAGTCATTAAAGCCTTTACTCCAATTGCTGTATTTTCTGCACCTGTTGTATTTGCCCCTAAAGCATCATTACCTAATACTGCGTTTTCTGCACCTGTTGTGTTAGCATCTAAAGCATTAGCACCAATCGCTGTATTTTCTGCACCTGTTGTATTAGCATCTAATGCACTTTTGCCAACTGCTGTATTACTAGCACCTGTAGTGTTTGAATCTAAAGAAAAAGCACCTATTGCTGTATTATTAGCAGCTGTTGTATTCGCTCCTAAAGCGTTGCTACCCATTGCTACAAGAGAAGCACCTGTTGTGTTAGCATCTAATGCACTTTTTCCAACTGATGTGTTGTTATTTGCTGTTGTATTTAATTTTAAAGAATCTTTTCCAATTGCTACATTAGAAACACCAGTTGTATTAGCTTCTAAAGCACAAGCACCAACTGCTGTGTTGTTACCAGCTGTAGTGTTACTATATAAAGCATTTGCACCTATAGCTACGTTACATCCACCTGTTGTGTTAGTGTACATAGCATTTAAACCTAGAGAACTATTTCTTGTACCTGTTGTGTTAAGGTTCATAGCTTGTCTGCCAACTGCTGTGTTAAAATCTGCTGATATGTTAGCTTGTAATGCTAATTTACCTAAAGCTACATTACCAGAACCTGTTGTGTTTACATCTAAAGCATTTAAACCTACTGCAACGTTGTCATCTCCAGTAGTTAATGCACCAAATACTCCTGTTCCAACTCCAGTATTTCCATCAGCAGAACTTAAAGTTCCTGTGCCATTAGTACCTACTAATAAACTGTTTGTAAAATTTGTTCCACCTTCTTTGTGAGTTATTCCACCACCACCAGCAAATTCTACTGTATTAGCTGTAAAATTAACAGTTGCTAAAGTTATATCAGCAGCACCATCATAAAATTTTAAAAGTTGAGAAGTTGCAGCACCTGAAGTATCTAGCCAGATTGTTCCAGCGACAGCACTACTAGGTCTTGATGAACCTGAATTAGATGAATTAATAGCACCTAGAACATTGTTTAAATCTGTTCTAAAAGCTGGGAATGATTGGTTAGCTATATCGTGATCGTGTTGTGCCATAATTTGTTTATACTCCTTTTAAAAGCCTTTTGCAATAAAATCAAATGTTTTAGATACTGCTGTTCCACCTGAATTTTTAAATGTTACATTAAAACCATTGATTGTTTTAGATTGAACAATAAAAAAATCTCCTGTTGACATATCTTCTCCTGTAATTCCAACTGCATAATTAACACTTTTATATGGATTTGTAAATGAAACAGTTTTAGTTCCAGCACCAGATGTTATGTCATTTCCACTAAATATTCTATCAGGCATATCTATTGAAACTGATACTTCTTCAACAACTGGAGTTGAAGCTGAATCGCTTGAAGTTAAGACAACTCTAAACTTGAAAAATCTTGCAGTATATTCTCCAATTACAAAGTTTTGGAAAGTTGTAAAAGTAGAATTATCATCACTTGTTGCAATCTCTATATGTGCATTAGAGTTAGCTGGTGTATCTCCATCAAAGTTAGAAGAATTTGTATCAAATAATCCTGATCTATTATCAAATAAATCGTCTGGATTGTTAGAAGTTTGTTTTAAAGTAGCTGTAAGTCTGCAAGTATGTTTAGCACCTATATCAATTACATCTGCAAATAAATAATTACCACTCGCAAAGAAGTCAGCATTAGATACACCAGAATCAAAAAACCTAGATGTTTCTGCATCAAAATTTCCACTTGCTGCATCAAATAATTCTGATGAATCTAATTGAATAGTGCTATCTGTTTTTATTGTATTGGTAAATGTTCCTAAAAAATTTGGGTGTTCTGATTGATTAGCTACTGCGTTAAAATTTGCAACACTTACAACATTAGAAATAATTGCTGTTGCATTAGAACTAAAGTTTCCTAGTTTATCAACTGCTTTAATTAAATAAGTCCCTACCCTAGCTGGTACATTAATTGATGTTGCTGGTCTTGATACTTTTTCTACTAAAGATACAGAGTTTGCCCAATCTCCAGTTCCATCTGTTACAGTTGCATATCTAATTTGATAAAAAGCTAAATCTAAATCTGGTATCTGTGTCCATGATAAATGTGCTTCTTGTCCTATAATATTACAAGAAAAATCCTCAACATCTTGTGGTGGTTCAATAGCACCAATAATAGTTCTTGTTGCTGTTACATAAGTTGATGATGTTCCAAGACTTGAAACTGCTTTAACTCTTACATTATAAATTTTTTGATCTATTACATTAAGAACTCTTTGATTTAATCCTGTACCTTGTGCATGAATTTTATAATCAGATTCAGTAGATAGTTTATATTCTACTTGATAATAACTAACAAAACTATCTGCACTAGCACCTATTAAAATATCTAGTGCAACAATTACAGTTCCATCATTATATTCAATTAATTGGTCATCTAATGTTAAGCTAGTTGGTGCTGTGACATTAAATGGATTAGGTAAATTAGTAGCTGGTACTGATGCTTGAACAGTTTTTGTAGCCCAAGTATAAAAAGAATCTGCGTGTTCAATTAAACTTAATCCTACTGTAAAGTCTTGATTAAATGTTTGACCAACTACTCTAAATAATTTACTTGAATAACCTAAAGAAGAATGGGTAACATCAATAATATCTCCTATGGTTATATCATAAGCCTTTGCACTAGCATTTATTGATAATGTTTTTGCACTTCTTGATCTTCTTAAAATAACTTCTGCCATTTCTTCTGCTTGATATGGACTTGTAATTGTTTTGAAATCAAATCTTCCTTCAAGTAAGAACCCACCATCAGCAGCTTTCATAGTTGCGTGTTTATCTGCTGTCGCATAACCACTATCATCTATTTGAGGAAATTGAACTTCATCAACTTGATAGTTCCTAGCTGGATTAATAAATGATACAATGACTCTATTATATTTGTTATTTTTATTTTCACTTTGTAATTTAATTCCACCAAATACATCATCTTCGTTTAATGACAATGTAGATGAGCCTGTTGTTTCAATAACTAAATTATATTGACCACCAATATAAGGAAGATAACCTCTACAACCTTTAATAAGTTCTCTAACATTATCTAAAACTTTTTTTGAAGTATCTAAAACAGCATTTGTTTCAAATATATTTATATCACTTGCACCAGAATAAGGAGTTACTTGTGTTACACAAATTTGTGAAGCAACATAAAAACTTTGTAAATTAATATCTGCTATTGCTAATCCTTTTCCATATCTTTCGTTAGTTAAAAAATCAAGCATACACCATGCTGGATTAGTTGAGTAAGCTGCTGTTTGTGCAGCTAGACTTGAATTGTAAGCTACTACTTTTTTTCCTTGAATTAATGCTTGTACTTTTGGTATTCCTGAAAATGCGTCTTGATTCCATTTGAATTTTAATGCTAAATAACAAATACCACTTAATTTATGATTACTTCCCCAATTACTCAATGAAGAAAGTAAAGATGATGCTGCTTGACCATCACTACCAAAATGAGGTTCTACTGTAATTAATGATTCAGCACTTGAATCTTCTACTGTTGGGTCAGCTTTAAAAAAATTATCATCATTACTAGCAACTGTTCTTTGAGTGTTATCTGCTAAACTTCCTGACCATGTAACTGTTTTATCATTTATTCTAATCTCATCTATTGCATTAATTTCTCCTTCTGCAATTGCTAGACAAATATATAAATGCTCATTGGTTGCACCAGAACTTTGTATCATAACTCTAGTTCCACCAATTAATCTTTCCCCATACATTACAGGAAGTGATGCGTCATTAGATTGTTTGTTTAATAAAAGTCCTGTTTCATAATCATCAAATTCTCCTACTCCAAAATCAGGAATTTCAGGAGTTTGTATTAACCAACCTATAACATCTATTACAATATCAATTATAAAATCAATAGCATCTTCAATTAGATCAATGGGATTTGGACACATAATTATAACCTTTTTGTAAATACATTTCCTATTGTTTCAAACTTCATAAAATTATAAAGTTTTTCTACTTTAGCTGATTTAATTCCTACACTAGAGCCAGGTCTGAATTCTTTACAACCTTTTTCTCTAGCCCAATCTGTTGAAGCATTAATTAGTTTAATAGGAACTCTAATACTTTTTCTTTTTTCTGGAGCAACATATAGTAATAAATCAAAACAAAATAAATCATCTCCAAAAAAATATCTGCTTAAATGAACAATCATCATGCCAATTACTACATCATCTTCTACTGCAACAAACCCCATGGCTTTTTCTGGTTTATCAATTAAAACATCTGCAAATTTTTTCAACTTTTCTTTACTATAAGATAGGTTTTTATAACCCCCTTCTTGGTGCATCTTATCTCCAAGTTCTATCATTTGTGGAAAATCTTTTCTTTGCCATTGTCTTATTTCCATTATTCTCTACCCCATTTTATATCTTGTACTGTTTGTGATGCAAATTCCATTCCAACATCTGTACTAAAGAATCTTTGTTGTGAAGTAGGATTTGTTTTTCTGCCATTCTTTTTTTCAAAGTCTGCCCAATGAGAAACTACTGTGTAAATTATGTCTGATGTTGTTTTAGATTCATTGATTTCAAATTTATCTATTTGTCCATCATATAAAAGAAATGGGTCAGCAATTATGGTGTTATCAGTATCTAAAAATCCTCTGTGAATAGATACAGAATCATTAACAATATTTTCACTTAAAGAAAGAGATATAAAAGTTTGATCTACACCTGATAGACCTATTCTTAAAGATGATTTAGTAATACCAACTTCTTCTGTAAATTCAGATAAATTTTGAACAAAAGCTGATGGAGTATAAGTAAGAGAACTTCCTGAAATTGAACTTGTTAATGAGAATGAGCAATCAGTTAGATTAACTGGTGTGGAAAATCCAAAAGATATAAGATGAATAGGTCGTAATACATAAGTTGCTAATTCATTCTTTAATGCTGTTGTCAAACTTCTCGTCATATTCCTCAAATGTTCTTCTAGTTACTTTTATTGAATCATTGACAGTATAAGTAGCATTTTTAGATGGGTCGCTATACTTTCCTTGATTCAAAGATTGAGCATCAAAATCATCAGCTTCAATTATTTCTTCAGCTAAAAAATCAACACTAATCCAATACCTTACTTTATATTTCATCTATAAGGCTTCTTCAACATCTAACTCAAATTTATAATATAAGTTACCATCTTTATCAGCACCAACTGCACCAAACTGCTGTGCATCTCCTATTAAATAAACTGTAAATGGAACATTATCATAAACAACGACTGAATCATTAGCAATATTAGCAACTAAAGGTGGTTCTATTGTAACTGTTGCTGCATTACTTGAACTTGTTACATCTGCAACAACCATATAAACTTTTGTATGACTAGCAAACTTTATAAAATCTCCAGCTTTAAATCTACCAGCACCATCTCCAGCAAATGCGTCCATAGTAATAGTTGTATCTCCAGCAGATTGATTTCCATTAACTAAAACTGTTCCTGTTTCACTTCCTCTAGCATCTTCTATTTCTGGTGGAATAATTGTAAAGTTTTCTTTACCTGATCTTTGTTTAACTACAAATGCCATCAACTCTCCATAGACATCTGATCGTTTAGCAGTAATAATACTTGCAGTAAATGCCCATCTTTGACCATCTATCTGTCTTGCAAATTTTTTACCACTAGCAGATTTAGAGATTAAAGTATTTTGAATAGACTTAATTCCTAAAGTTTCAAATTTAGCAGAGGATATTGGGAAAGCACCTGACATTATATTACTGCACCTCTACCTTTCTCATTAACTGATTCATTGATAATTCTTGATATAGTTCCTCGTCTTTCAACTAACAACTGGTCAAACCCTTTAGCATCAACTGTTGTGATATTAAAATTAACTGTTGTCGCACCATTACCACCAGTTCCTCTAGCTGATTGTGTAATCTGTCCTGATGAATTTGGTATAAATAATTCTGCTCCATTTTCTCCAACTACAATTGGCTCTCCTTTTGATACTGCACCACCTTTAGCAAAACCAGGAAAACTACCACCTATCATTGAGCCACCACCAGTTAAAATTGCAAGGATAGCTGCAAATGCAACTTGTTTTTGTAATTCTCTAGTATAATCTCTTGCCTTTTTTAACCTTCTATCTTCTCCCTTTTCAAGTTCAATTCCTAATATTTTTTGTATTCCCATTCTGATAATAATTTCTATAAAAAAAGCCAACATATTAACAAGTGAATCTTGCACCATTCTTTTAAATGATTTACCTAAATCTTCTCCAAGTATAATTGCTCTTGATAAAGAATTTGAAAATGAAGTGATACCAGCATTAAAATTCTCTTTAATTATTGTGCCAATATCTGTAAATTTCTTTTTCATATTTTCTAAAGCCTTGTCATTCATTTGTTCAAATGTTTGATTCATTTCTTTAAATGTTTTTAAACCTTCAGTTTCTAACTCGTGAAATCTTCTTCTTTTTTTATTTGCTTCATCTAAAAGAAAATTTTGTAGTTTTAATTCTTTTGCTTTAGCTTCTGCAATAGCTTTTTCTACTTCTCCAATGTCTAATATTGATTTTTTAACTTCTTCAAAAGTAGAAGCATCAAAACCACCACCAGTAAATACTCTTTTTGATTCTTTAAATGCTTTATGATTTTCTTCTATTTGTTTTGCAATCTGATCTAATTCATGACCCATTTTAGCATAAGCTAGTGTTCCAGCAAGAGCAGCACCAACAGCTAAAGGTATTCCAGCAACACTTAATGAAACAAGGGTAGTCATACCAGCAACAACAGGAATTATTGCTCTACCTATATTTAAAAACATTTTAGCAAGTTTAAATGCAATTATTATTTTAAATGCTTCTTTTAATAAATTTGCGTGTTCTGCTACAAGTTTAAAAGCAAAAGCCAATTTTTCAACTGATACTGCTAAAACAGTTCCTACTCCAACTCCTAATTTTTCAATCATGTTAGCATTTTCTGCTAATACTACATTAAGATCGCCAAATTGTTTTTTAAGTCCTTCAAAGAAACCAGCTTCTAATATTGTTCTTTTAAAATTAAAAAACTTATCTCCTATCATTGATAGAGTACCTTCAAATGTTTTTGCTAATTCATCTGTTGCACCACCATATTTTCCACCCTTACCAAATGTTTTTTGAAGTGCTTCTGCTGTTTCTTCTATTGTAACTGTTGCACCAGCTTTAAATCCTAACATAGATTTAACACCTCTATCTCTAAATAGATCAGCAGCACTAATACCAGCACTCATTGATCTTTGAATTTGCTCTGCTGTAGTTTTAAAATCTAGTCCTGTTACTGCTGCAACATTACCAGTAATCTCCATAAGGTTAGCAAGTTCTTTTGCGTCTTTAGAAACAACTGCAAGAACTCCTGAACCAGCTTGAATTTCTTCTAGTGAGAAAGGAACTTTAGCAGCAAATTTTGCCATTTCATCAAATGCTTTAGCACCTTCAGTTGCAGTACCAAATAAGAATTTTAATCTAACTTTTAATCCCTCTATTTCTTTTCCAGTATTAACTAATGATCTAATAGCAAGTCCAGCACCTAAACTAATCAAAGCACCTTGAACACTAAATATAGATTTTTTAAGTCTATCTAAACCACCTCTTACTCCTGATAAGGCTTGTTTGGACTTATCTTTTGCTACAATGTCTATTTTAAGTTGTTGTGCCATTATTTATAATTCTTTGCTTCTGCTAGTGATTGGTTTCTTTTATACCCATCTTGCTCTTTTTTCAAGTAGGCTAACCAAAGATTATAATGGCTTACTGGCATATCTAATACTTGTTGGATTGTGATGTGCAGTCTGTCGGCTACAATTAAAAGCGACCTAGTATCAGGGTCGCTATCTACTTTTTTTCGGCTTCCTCGTAATTAGAGTCAGAAAGTATTTGATTAGCTATATTAGATATAACATTTGAATCTGCTTTTTTTCTTAAAGCAAATTTATCATTAACATCAAAGGCTTTAGTTAATTCTCCTTTATCATCTTTGATTTGGAGTTTCATTATAAGTAAATCAACTAGAATAGTTAAGTCTTGAAAGTTATTAGATTTTTTAAAGATAATGTTTTTTTCTTCAAGAGTTAATGGTTCTGAATAGAATATACTAGCATTTCCATTCTCATCTTTCCATTGTTCTACTTCGATTGTAATAGTTTTAAGAGTTTCAAAATGGGATTTAACCCTGTCTATAACTAACATAAATTAGATTAAACTGTTCCTACAGTTAAAGCACCAGTACCTTGAAAAGTAACTGTTCTTGAAATAATTGCGTCCATTGAACTATTGATACTCATACCAGTAA